ACTATACCTAATAACTAAACCTATTAACTATACCTAATTAACTAATAGGGTAGGGGTGTTAATATATTGTTATGGATTTGGATTTTTTTTAATTCTATGATATAATTGGTAAATTGAAAAAACATCCTGCGAGGTGTTTAAGGCATCCTGCGAGGTGCCTTTTTCAATAATATAGGAGATACGATGAAATTAGAACAGGTGCTAGCGTATTTACATCAAAAATACGATAACGCAGAGATATTTCAAGAATGTATAGATGAATTCAGTCCTTATGATGCTGAAAGTAGTATAACATTGCTTGAATATAAGTCTAGAAGAGCTGATTATCCCGAAATAATGATAGAAGGACTTAAAATTCAAAAGAATTTACGAATTTCTAAGCAAACAGGCAAGAAATTTGTATATGTTAGTGAATTTGAAGGCAAAATTCGTTCTTGGGACATAAATAAGCTTGTAGATGACAATTATGATTTTGGTTGGACACTAATGTGGCTACCAGTTGAGACAGATATCACTAAAAGTGACGAACATATGTGGAAAATCGTTGGTTTTCTTAACATAAGAGATGCAATGGAGCATTAATTTGCTTTTTAAGAGAGGGTATGGTATAATAGGAACTATGGATAAAGAGAAAAGAGTAGAGCACCCAGCAAAAGCTAGTGACTTAACCGTTTACACAGATATGCAAATGTTTTTACTTGCATTAGAGCAAACAGGTTTAGATAAAGAAAAGCTTTTATGGTGTGTTTATAACTGGAAGAGCAAAAGATTGTTTTCAGTTTATTGTGCTTGGCATTTTGCCGGCAGACCGTATGAAGGTGACAATAGATGGAAAGAATTTACAGATTTAGATTATTCTTTTATTGGTGAAATAGAAGAAATTAATTTTGATTTATGATATAATATATCATATCACCTAATCAAAGCGATTAGTCGATTGAGACAACCTTTACTCTGGCAACAGAGGATTGCTTAACACTCAGTCGACTTTTTGCTTTTGTCAGTGATTGTGATAAAGTAGTAAAAGTAGTAGTTAGGAGATGTGATATGGGAGATAGTCCATACGAAGAAGACCTACAACCTATTCAAGGTGAGTTAGGTAATATAATCGATAAAGGTACAGAACTAAAAACAGTTGAAGAATTAGAAAAAGCTGGATTAGTTGGAATAAGTTGGAATGAATGGCTTGAGTGTGTTCAGTGGCTAACAATAAGATACACAGCAGGTGACAACTCACCGTCCAATTGGACAGATGTTGAAATCCAAGCAATGTTTCAAGATTTACAAGACTGGAGTTATAAAGATATTCAGTCAGCAATAATTAAATTACACAGTGAGGGTAGGTCTTTTGCACCTAACGCTTCTCAGATTATTGGAATGCTTAATAGGATGGGTGTAAATGTTGTTATTAGTCAAAGAAAACTAAAAGCACATAAGAGTGGTTCTACTTCAGAATGTAAATCTGGTGGTGAACACGAGTGGTTTGAACTAGGTTGGTTGCACGATGAGTATGGTGACCCAGTTTTCTATGAAGCTTGCGGCAAATCTGTAAGTGTTCAAACTAATGCTTGTGGTGCAGAGCGAATAGTGCCAGCACCAGATAGCCAGATGTTTGCAAAACCAGAACCTATGTGGTTGGAGAAGTTTGTTGACACAGCTAAGGGTATGGGTTTACCTGAACATAGAATTGATTGGATGTTGTCTAATGCTAGACCTCATTTAAGAACCTATGCACAACACATAGAAAAATATGGTCACCCTCAAGAAGAAGCAGTTGAAGGTACGATAGAATGAAAGATATAGAATACGAATATTGGTATGACGACAAAGGTAGGGTTATAGGGAAAATCCCTCTTATTGATGTTGTTGGATTGGATGAAGAAGAATGAGTGATTACAAGCAGGAATTTTTAGATAGTTATTTCAAAGATGAGGCTCTTACATTACAGGAGACAATGGGTTTTTATTGGGCAATGAAATCTAGAGACTTTATTCCTTTTATTGCAAGAATTTTTAAGAAGCACATATACGTTTTACAAGAACCAAATAAAAGTGGTATTTTTCCTAATCCGAAGAATGATAAAACAGTAACTTGTTTTCATCAATTCCAAGATTGGATAGATGTAGCATCTACTAAAGCAAGCATTTCTATGTATAACGTTTACTTAGCAAGGACCAATAAGCCTTCTAAAGAATATAGTACTAAAGATATTATTGAAAAAAACTATCAGCTAATTAATGGTGGTGAACAATTTAGTAATTGGTCTAGAAAAACTCGTGAAGAGTATATTAGAGAATGCTTATGGAACTTTGATGATGAGTCTGAAGCTTTTGGTTATGCTAGTAAAGAATTTGCAGGACAGCTGCTTCATAAATTAATTCTTGAAGCTGGAATAAATGTTTATGAAAGTGAAGACTTTGATTTGTCTAACAATATTGAATGGGATTGGACAGTAAAAGATATTTGGAAACTTCTTGATAAGTTAGAAGAATACAACAAAGGTCTTCCAATTAGGAATGAAGAAGCACCAATGCAAAGTGAAGCAGGATTGGACTTAATAAGTTCAGCTATGGGAGCAGATGATTTTCTCTGGTTTCTAGTTGATTATCTTTTACAAAAGAAGTAAGATTAAATTTCTTACAAAGGGATATTGTCAAAGTGAGACAGACTGTCGCTTCATTACAGTTGCAAGTTACAGTTAGGTTTTCGTCAACTTATATTCCACGAAGGGGAACCGGAAGTTAACTAAATATTTGTATGATGTTTACAGAGACTAAATGTAGTGTTTTAGTATTAGTTAAAAATAGGTTCCCTTTTTTTTACGCCCTTGTTGAGATGGTCTCAACTCGTATTAGCATTATTTAGATAATGACACAACTAGTTGCGTGGCGTAAACAACGACGAATCAAGAGGGTATACTTATATGGTCGGCAGTTAAGTAGCAATACTTAACAGTTTGTCCGATACCCTCCCATCGTCGGCTCTCTAAGGAGAGCCGTATCTAAAATAAAAGTCTAAATGAATTTGCATTATTTTCAAGTATATGATATAATGTATATATACACGATAAAAAAGGAGTAATTGTGAACAACGAGCAATTTAAAAAGTTTGACTTTGATATTATGAAAGTCACCAGAGGATTAGAAGTACATCCTTATCACACTACAGAAGTAGTAGATTATGACTCAGTAGAGTTGAATGTATTTGGATATGCTAATCCATCAGAGGTATTTTGGAAGTGGTCTTCTAAAGCACAAAGAGACTACACAAAAAAAGTTAGGACTGATGCAAGAGATAGTTTTGTATTCAGATATCCAGCCGGCGAATTGGAGGAAGAATAATGTATAAATTTGATGAATGGTTATCAAGTGCACCTTGTGACTTTATTTTTGTAAAAGACGATGGAGATATTATAACAATTGATTTTATAGTTTCTTCATTAGAAGAGGAATAACTTGCATTTGTTTACAAGTTATGATATAATAGTATTATGAAAAATAGAATAAGTAAACGCATATACAAAATATGCTTAATAATTTTAGAGAAGTATGACTATCCAAGATGTATTGTCTGGAATCTTACTAGAAAGGTTTATGACAAAGCTTTTTATGGTGCTTTTGGTTATAGTCCTTATTCATATCAAGCTATGGATGAACACGATAGATATATGGATAATCAAGAATATATTGCTCGTAGAAGCAGTGAGGGGAAATAAAATATGTTTTGGATAGGAAGCATTTTAAGTAATAACGGTAGTGGTCCGTATGGAGTTACTATTTGGACAAAAGAAAATACTGAATATAGTTTTTGGTTTAAGTTTCAATGGTTACAGTGGCTTTATACAGCTTATGCTAAAAGAAATGGGCTAGAAGAAGAAGGAGCTATTGTATATTCCAATAAAGTTTGGAGAGTTTGGAAGCTTAGACACAACATTGCTTATAGACTACATTATAAATACGATAGACCTTACGGTATGGGAATTTATGCTAAAATTCCTTACAGGTGGACTTATAAGTTAAAGCACGCAGATAAAGTGGAGTATACAAATGGTAACAAGAGAGTTAAAAGCTAATTTTACAATAGCAGACGAAGTTCGTTTAGAAACTGTTAATGAATTAGGATATGATTTGACAGCAAAAGAACAACGTGATATAATTGAAGAGTACATTGATGCACAGCTTAAAAAGCACGGAATTGAAGCTTTTAGTATGAGAATGACTTACAAGAGCAAGGTTGTAGAAGAAGAATGAGTAATATGACATTTGCAGACGATTTTGAAGAATGGTCTACAGAATTAAAAGATACAGGAAAAGGTATCAAAAGATTTGAAATACCTATTGAAGGTAAGGTAGTAGTTTTAGCAGTTGATATGTTAGATGCTATGAAAGCACTTGAAGCTAAATTAAGTGTTGTGCCTACACATCAATTCAACTTGAAGCCTAAGTTAGGTCAAGTAGAGATAACTGATTTAGTCGGTTACGAAGAGGAATAATACGCAACAACTGCGTATATGAAGTATAAATCTATATAAAGGTGGTATTGCTATGTCTGATTTTACAGATTTGCAACTCAAACTATACAGCCAGTGTGCTGTAACTAAATGCAGTAGACCTATGCAACCTAACAATGAGGGCGGTTTAGACCTCACAGCTAGCGGCGGCTACGGCGACTTCACTGATTCAATCACTGAAGATGTTAATACATTTAGATTGTGTCATAGGCACGCTCATAAATTTGCTAACTGGTTAAATAATCCAGACGTACTTAGTATGTACTGGGGTCATAGCCACGCAGGTTATGAGCCGGGCTTTTGGTTCGGTCATCCAAGCTGGGAACAGCGTACTTGGTTATCTTACTTAACTATATTTTTTCATAGTTGGTATAAGCAAGGCTGGAAAACAGCTAAATATTATCTAAGGGAACAATTGCGTTCTCATAAAAACTGGTCAAGGGTCGATATTAACGACCACAGTACTAAAGTCCAATGGGGCAAGTACATTGGTCAATTTTTCTTTTTAGATAATCACAGTAAAGGTTTCTTTTATGGACTTGTTCGCAAGTTCCAAAGTAAACTTTTTACTCTTGCTAAAAACTATCATCGCAAGCATAGCTCGTTATATAACGAGATTTGGCAAAAAGCTATTAACGGCGAATTGTCTGAATCTGAAAAAGCTTATCTTAAAGATTTAGGTTTAGCTCTAAAGCACTATGAGGATAGTGAAGAGGAGTAAAATCCGGTCAAATCTAAAACCCCTCTATTGCTAGAGGGGTTTAGTTTTTTATAATAGTAGTAATTATAGGAGATTCGCACTAAGTACGTATATCCAAGATTAATTATAGTAAACTAAGTAAATAATGGGTAGTCGAGACATACTTGAAGATAATGCTGAAGATAAAGAATTACTTGTTGATATAGATTTTCCAGACCTACATCCAGCTCAAGAAGAAGTAAGAGATTCAGAAGCACGTTGGAAAATACTATGTGCTGGTAGACGCTTTGGTAAATCAAGACTAGGTGTACAACTTTGTATGCAAAAAGCTTTAGATGGTGGTCGTGTTTGGTGGGTTGCTCCAACATTCGCAATAGCTAGAGTTGGTTGGCGTGATGTTGTGGCTGCAGCTCAATCTTTCCCGAAACAAGTTGGTGTAGATATAAAAGTAGGAGATATGACAGTATATTTTCCTAGTGGTGGTTCTATTGCTGTAAAATCTGCAGACAATCCTCAAAGACTTCGTGGTGAAGGTTTACATTATTTAGTTATGGATGAAGCAGCTTTCGTTAGAGAAGAAACTTGGACAGAAGTTTTAAGACCTACTCTTACCGAAAATAAAGGTTCTGCATTATTTATTAGCACTCCTATAGGAATGGACAATTGGTTTTACAAACTATGGGAAAAATCAGAAACATCAGAAGAATGGGCAAGATTTCAATTTCCTACAACAGCTAACCCTATGATTGACCCAGCAGAAGTTGAATCAGCTAGAGAAGATTTAGGAGAATTAGTATTTGCACAAGAATATCTTGCAGAGTTTATTTCTGAAGGTGCTCAGATATTTAAACCTACTTGGTTTAATTATTACAAAGAAGGTGTTGGTACTGTAACAGCAGATGGTAAAAAGTACGATGTAAACGATTTAGTAAAGTTTGCAACAGTTGACCTAGCAGTATCTACTAGAGAATCTGCTGACTATACAGTCATAGGTGTTTTTGGTCACCACATAGAAGATGACAAACTATTTTTATTAGATATGTTTAGAGACAGAGTTGAAGCCCCTGATATTATTCCACAAATAAAGCGTATGGTTGCAATACACAATTTAGAATGGGTTGGAATAGAAAGAGCTGGATATCAGTTAGCACTTGTTCAGTTTGCAAGGAGAGAAGGACTAAAAATTAAAGAATTAAGAGCTGATAAAGACAAGCGTTCACGGGCACTTCCTTTGTCTGCTAAGATGGAAAGAGGACAAGTATACTTTCCAACTGAATGTGACTGGGTGGCTGATGTGGAGCGAGAGCTTTTGACATTCCCAGTTGGCGAGCACGACGACATTGTTGACGTGTTGGCGTATGCGTGTTTGAGTAGTGCTAGAAAGAGAAAATGGGAAGCATACTAAATGGCTGAAGATAAAAGTTTTTATAGAAGAGCAGTAGAGTATCTACAAGCTCCACCACAAAGAAATGAAGTTAAAAGAGGACCTTTCGACAAGTACGAACAGGTACAAAACTCTGTATGGGGTTACAACACACAATCAGGATATTTTCCACAAAAACTAATAGATGAGCTTGGTGATGGATTGGGTAACTCAGCTGTTGTTGCTTGTTTGAATGTATTAGCAACTTCATTTGCAGAACCACAACTTAAAGTATTTAAAAAACAAGAAGGTGGGAAGATAGAACAAGCTGCTCATCCTTTAGAAATATTAATGCAAAGACCAAATGAATTTATTTCTGGTGGTATCTTATCTCACTATATAGTTACTTCTCTATCAGCACACGGAGACGCATTCTTATTAAAAGTTAAAAATAATAAAAATGAAGTTGTCCAATTAGTTCCTTTGATGCCTTCTTATGTCAAAGTAAGAGGTAACAGTAGAGAGCTTATAACTCATTATGAGTATCACGCAATACAGCAATCAAATACTTTAAATCCTGATTTTATAGAAATACCAAGAGAAAATATGGTTCACGTCAGACAAGGTATGGACCCAGACGACCATAGAAGAGGTTTTTCACCGTTGCGTTCAGTGATGAGAGAGCTTGCTGGTGATGAAGCTGCAGGACAATTCGCAGTTGCATTGTTACACAATATGGCAGTTCCGGGTGTTATTTTAAGTCCTAAAGATGACCAAATGGGTGGTCCAAGCAGGGAAGAAGCAGAAGCAATAGCCCAATCTTTCAAATCTAAATTTTCTGGAGCTAACAGAGGTGCACCAATGATTATGACTGGTGCAATGGATGTAGATGTTTTATCCTTTACCCCAGAACAATTAAACCTAAAAGCTTTAAGAAGATTACCAGAAGAAAGAGTATCTTCAGTTCTTGGTGTTCCAGCAATACTTGC